ACTCTTGGTAAATTGCATACTGCGGTTCAATCAGAAGTTAATGCAGTAACAAATAAACAAGATACATTGGTATCTGGTACACATATTAAAAGTGTGAACGGTGCTTCTATTCTAGGTTCTGGTGACTTAATTGTTGGTGCTCAGCAAGATGTGTTTTATGAAAATGCTCAGGCAGTGACAAGTAGTTATACTATAACAACAAATAAATCTGCAATGAGTGCTGGTCCAGTAACATTAAATAGCAGTGTAACAGTAACTATTCCTAGCGGATCAAGATGGGTGATTGTATAAATGGCTAAGTTAAGAATCAATGGTGACAGCTCAGGTTATGTAGACCTAGAAGCGCCGAATGCTGCTAGTAGTTCTACACTAGACCTTGATCAGGTTCCACAGAAGAATGTGGCTAATACGTTTACTCAAAACCAGCTAATTAGTGGCGGTGATGGTATTACCCAAGAAATCAGGAGTAGCGGAAATCAAGCACACTTCAGAATGGTGTCTGATCTAAACAATAGTTCGTGGATGATTAGTAACGAGTCTAATGCAAATCGTCTTCGAATTATGCATACTGATACAAGTACATCTACTAATTCGTTTCCACTGTACTTGTATGAAGCTGGATATGTCACAATGCCAGGTCAGCCAAGCTTTAAAGCTGGTTTAAGCGCAAATACTAATGTTAGCACCGGCAGTAATATTATTTTTAATTCGACAAGTACATACGGCAAGTATAATACAGGTGGGCATTATAGTACAACTAATGGTAGATTTACCGCACCAGTTTCTGGTGCATATCATTTTGATGTTGGACTTCTTTATGGTCCTAGTGTTCCAGATGGTACTAACATGGATGATGCTGCATTTTTATATTTAAATGGTGTCTTAGCAGCATATGATGAAAGACGTGCAGAGTATGTAAATGGAACAACAGGTAATGATGGTTATTATGGAACATGGATTCACACTCAACTCTATATGAACAGTGGTGATTATGTATCAGTTGTTAATTATAACCGATTTGCTGGAATACATGGTAATCAAAGATTCACATGGTTTGCAGGATTTTTAATAGGATAATAAAATGTCAACATTAGAATTAGAAAACATAAAACATCCTGATAACTCTGGCGATAACATTGCATTAGCTTCCAATGGTAATGTCGGTATTGGCACAGGTTCTCCTAGCGATAGACTGCACTTACAAAAGTCAAATGATACCGGAATAATAATAGAAAATACTACTGGTGCAACACTTAGTTTGTTATCAACAGGAGCAGGTCGAGTAAGAAGCAGTGGTACTCTTATTTTTGACACAGGCGGTGCTACAGAACGTATGCGTGTTGGCTCGAATGGCTATGTTGGTGTTGGAACATCTACTCCTCTTAGAAAACTACACATTGCAGATGCAGGTGATACACATATTGTATTACAATCAACAAATGCTGTAGACGATTCAGAAATATTTGAGATTGGAGCAGGTGCTAACTCTGCTAGTAAAGTAGACCTTACCTTTAGAACTAGATTAAATTCTGGTTCTGGTGGTGCCGAACACATGCGTATTACTAATGATGGATATGTTACAACACCTAATCAGCCATCGTTTATGGCTCATGGTAATGCAGGATGGCAACTTAGTGCAGCTGGAGCAAATATTACATTTGGAGGAGTTGCGTTTAATAATTCTGGTTCTTATAATTCATCAAACTCTAGATTTACTGCACCTGTAGCAGGTAAGTATATGTTTATTACTACAATATATCAAGATAATACATATGACTGTAGATTCTGTATGACTGTTAATGGCGTTCAGTTAAGTTCTTTCGGTGATGTTGTACCTTATGGATACACTAGAGGTCCTACTACATCAGGAGAAACGACCCTCTCAATACAATATATTGCTAATCTAAACTTAAATGATTATGTTGAGGTAAGACAACGGGCTAGCTACGGTAGTGCTCGTGTATACACATCTCACTCTCATTTTGGTGGACACTTAATAGGATAATAAAATGGCATTAGTATTAAATTCAACAGGCGCAATCACAGCAAGCAGTGAAGACATTGACTTTGGTGCTACAACTGCTGTGACCGCAAAAGTATATCAAAATGCAAATAGTAGTTCAGATGACTTTACTATTGCATCAACAGACAACGCAATGATCATTGGTCCATTTACCGCTACAGGTGATATAACGGTCAATGGTACATTAACTATAGTTTAAGGTAGGAATATGGCAAGTGAATTAACAGTCCAAACATTACGAGGTCCTACAAGTGGAGCCAATGCTGATACAGTATTAATACCTAGTGGTCAAACACTTCATGCACCTGCAGGTGCATTAATTCATGCACCTGGACATGTTATAGGTATCGCGCATGCAGTCAGTACCACGATTACAACTAATTCTACAGGCGAAACTTTAATATTAAGTATACAGTATGTACCCAAAGTTACGGGTTCAAGACTTTTAGTAACTGGTATGAGCCCACGATATCAAAACAACGGTTCAACTGGGGTCTGGCATAGTTCTGCATATCTACACTTGAAACAAGGGAGCCTACCAAAGGCATCGTTTGAGCACGTTGGGACTCTTGCCCATAGTGGAGAAGCCTGTGAAAACGTACCTTTTGAATATTATTCTGACACTGTAACTGCCGGTACTACATACACCTTTGGATTATATCATCAACCTACCGCGGGTGGAACATCTAATTGGTATTTTGGAAGATCACATACATTCTCTGGTGGCGTATGTTATACACATACTAGAATGACAGTACAGGAGATCGCACAATGAGTAGTACATTATATGTTGATAATCTCATCGAAAAGACAAGCGGTAATGGTGTGCATATTCCTGGGCATGTAGTACAAGTACAGCACGGAACAATGGCTGGACTTAGTAATACACTGACCTCTCAACTTAGCTACGTCAGTACAGGATTGTCTGTAAGTATTACTCCTAAATTTTCTAATTCCAAATTCTTAGTTATGGCTAGTCAAATAATAGCCGTTTCAGGAACTGGTACTAACACAGCAGCGCGGTATGATTTAAGAATACGTGAAGTAAATATATCCGGTGGAACTGATATTTGGGTAGGAAGATATGTAGGTACAGATAGTCAGGAAAGTGGTAACTTTTCAGTAGTTTCAGGTATTCATGGATATTATACTGCTTCATCTACAAATGCGCTTACCTTTAATACTCAAATTAGAGAAGCTGGAGGAAGTGATGGCAGCGCAGGTACTGTATACTACAATTGGTATAACGGCGGGATAGCAACAATTACAGTAATGGAGATCGCACAATGACCAGTATAATCAAAGTCGATCAGATACAGAACGCTGCTGGTACAGCTGCCATTGCGATTAATTCAAATGGAGTAGTAACAAGACCTAGTATTCCATCATTTCATGTAAGAAGTCCTTCAGGAACTGTTGCTACAAACCAAAAGCCAGTTTGGAGTAATGTGAACTTAAATGAAATGTCCCTTTGGAATTCAACTAATAATAGAGCTGAATGTACTATTGCAGGACTATATCATTTCACATGTTCTCTAGGAGTATATGGTCAAGGAAATAACGTAGGAAGAGATATTCAGCATTCATTTATGTTAAATGGTTCAGGGTATGGAAATGGAGTTAGTAACCAGATATCAAATGTTACAAATAGTAATGACCACACAACTGCCACAAATACTGCTATGATTAGACTAAATGTAGGGGATTATGTAGAAATATATCACAACTATGTTGATGGAGTAGCAGTATACGGCGGAAGCGCATTTATAGGATATTTAATAGGATAATAAAATGACAACAATCGCAACAGCACTAACAGAGTTGGGGATTACGGAGTGGGTACTGCGTGGTGAACCAACTGATAAATCATCATTTCGGCATATGTTTGCACGAGTAATTGGCACAGATGCAAATGGATCTGCAATCGAAACAAATGACGAAGCAAACTGGGGAGCAACATGGGAAGAGATCGAAGCAAAACGTGACGAACTCATTGCTGCTGAACCATTGAAACTACTCAGAGCAGAACGTGATCGCTTGATCGCAGTGACTGACTGGTGGGCAAGTTCAGATCGTACTATGACAAATGCACAACGTGCTTATCGTCAAGCATTACGAGATATCACATCTACTGCAACTTCTTTAGACGATGTTACGTGGCCAACTAAACCGTAATTATAAATAGATAAAACACAAGTATTGGAAGCATAATGTCTAAGGCAAGAAATTTATCAGATTTTATATCAGATGCAACTATCGACTCAACTGAGATTGCTGACTTATCAGTAACTCATGCTAAGCTGCATACTGATATGAACTTGTCAAGTAAGACATTGACTTTTGCCGCGAATCAAATATCAGGCAACTCAGTTGATGGTGGAGTTATTAGTAACTTTGCTTCTACTGGTATTGATGATAATGCATCAGCAACTGCTGTTACCATTTTAAGTGATGGAAAAGTTGGTATTGGTACAGCTAGCCCATCACGTAAATTGACTGTATTAGGAGTAAACAACACAACCAACTTTGAAGTGACAGATGCTGCTGGTGGTAATACTTTTAATATTTACAATAATACTACAAGTAGTGCTGTCGCTATTGGAACGTCCAGTGGTTTAATGTCCTTTGGCTTCAATGGAATAGATAAAG